AATTAGCCCAACAGATTCTGCTTTCCCCTCATAAAGTTTTTCTGATTTGCATAGATTTTCCAATCTATCTAAAAGTGAGTTATTATCTAATGGAATAAAATTAGCCACATTTGCAGACACATCTGAATTTTGATTTAAACACTTGTACATTTTTCTTGTGTTTCTATCATAGTAAATGTAGTTAACATCCTTAACTCCAGCTGTTTGTATATCTCCACCATAGCCTACGCATCCAGCTAATCTAGCCAACATCATTCCTTCTAATGCCTTGCCTTCTTCTGTTCCAAATTGCACTATCCCTTTTTTATCCTTTGTTGCTCCTTCTTGAATTTTAGTAACTGCATTACTTAATTTTTCTGTTTCCTTGTCTATTAACTCTGAGTTTTGATTAAAATCATCTATGTTATAATAATCATTTCCACCAGGTTTAATTAATCTCAAATGCTTAGTATATTCTGCCATTTTATTTATCTCCTTTCATCATAAATACTTCTGTTTTTTATAGTCTTTAAAGATACATGTTTCATAGAATTTAACTCATTGTGCTTGTGGTATTTTCCAGAAACATCAGCATCATTATAAAGCCTTGTGTCATAAATTTCTTTATGAGTTTTAGCTTTCAAGCTATTGTGAACTAAATAAGCCACTTGATTGTGTGTGTTGTATCTAAATTCAATACTGAAATTTAAATGAGCAGGTTTATTAATATGAATAAAGTTTTTAAAGTTATCTAAGTTAGATGGTATCCCAACAACAGAAGTAAACTTAATTATGAAAGAATAATCATTGTAATTCTCAATAACTTCAATTTCTCCATTTGTGAATATCTTAGCTTGTTCCTTTAAAACATGAGGTGTAAAGATATTTTTTGATAATAAAGTATAAATAATTCTGTCTTTTCTATCCTGTAAACTCCAACCATTTTTATAGTCTAATTCCATAAATCTTTCATAGTTAGCCACTTGTTGCTCATTAAAAAAAGCTATGAATAATAGCTCTTTGTATTTTTGTATATCATTTTTAGCATATTCACAGATTAAATCTAGTGTTCTGATTAAATCTTCTTGTAAACTATTTCTAGCTATTTTTGAAACTTTCTTAATTAATCTATTGCTCATTTATAATCACTGTCCCAACTACTAAAATTTCATCGTCGGCAATTTCTATATTAGAATTAGAGTTATTTACTTTTACAAAGTTGTCATTTACTCCATCTATTTCTAATATAGATTTCTCTAAACGATTAATAGATAATATTGTTTTATTAGATTTTTCAAATGTAGCACTTCCAGTTTTTATAACAGCTTTTAATAAAGATTCAATTTTTTCCTTCACATCAGATATAGTATATCCAGATTTTAAGATAGTTTTAACCTCTATATTGATAGTTTTAGCTTTAAAACTATCAACAGTTACATCAGCTCCAACTGGTCTACCATCATCATTTTGTATTCTTTCTCTAACTTTTTGAATTAAGCTAGAATCTGCGATATCATTATTATAGTTGGCAATCAAAACTTTAACTGTCCCATTACCATTCCAAAGAGGTTTTACTAAGACTTTTCCAACTCCATCAACTTGTTTAGCCCATTGTTCATAATCATATATATTTCCACTGTGAGCAGGTCTTGTTGCCTTTTCTTTTGCTCTTGCTACAAGTACAGAATTAGGTTCTTTATCATATCCATTTATAATTTCTTTTTCATTTATAACTGAATAAATATTGCTATTTTGAATTTCAAAAGTTGTAATTTCTCCTATCGCAGCATTACCTATTTTTCCTTCAGATAAACATTCTATTTCTATTTCAGCAACTCCTGATGTACTTAGATATTCTTTTTTTAAAGATTTGTACTTTATCCCGTCTCTGTTTAGAAATATTGTATTTTCTTCGATGATAGAATTTGCTTTCCCTGTTACTTTTAAAGTACCTTTTGCCTTAGTTCCAACTCTTCTTTTTACTCCAAACATTAGAGCATGTTTATCAATGTATTCATCTTCTGTAGCTGTATCTATGAATGTTTGTTTCTCCCAAAACTCTAATTCTTTGTAAACTTCTTCTGCTGTAATTCCAAATGTTGCAGCAATATCAAAGTTATAAGTCCCTTCCATTTTTGAAAGTGGGTTTTTAAGATTATCTAAGAAATTATTTCTTAATTCTATTTTATCTTTCATTTACACCTCCATCTCTAGATCTCCATACACAGTTTTAACATTAAAGGTTATCTGTGGAACATATTCTTCTTCATTAGAAATTTCAAAATTATAGCATTCTGAAATATATGGATTTACTAACAATGTATCTCTAATTTGGTTAATCATTAAAGCATCTTTTACAGATTTTTGATAGATAGTACCAATGTTAGTTTCTAACTCACTTCCATAGTCATCACTATGTACATCCATATATCTGAATCTTTCAGTTTTTAATGCTTTAAATATCCATACTTTTAAAGCTTCATTTTTATCTAAAATTTTTATATCATTTTCTTCTTTGATATATTCTCCAGTTTTAAAGTCTATGGCATACTCTTTAAAAGTTGGCATTTCTTCAGCTTCTGTTTCTGTCTGTTCTAAAAAAATATTAAAATCTTTTTCCACTTTACACCCCCTCTATTGCACTGCTTGGCATTTTTACTATTTTTGTTACAACCACATAATGCACTCCCATGACAAGCACTAGCACTTCATCGCCTTTTTGAAGTGTATCTTCAAACCAGATATCCTTGTGAGATCTGTATGTTCCATTGCCTTGATATTTTCCTTTTCCTGTCAATTTTGGAATTTTATGTCCCATAGTATCTGAAGTATCGTTATCATAGTCATAGTTAGATATGTCTATTTTTATATCATCTATAACTCCATCTATCATATAATCTCTATGATAGTGAGGTAATAAGTAATTGCTGCAATAAATTTGCTCAGATGGTATAACTTGCCCATCAAATTTAATTGTTAGATTTGGTGGTGGAGTTTCAACAGATGCTTTTATGATAGATGTTCCTTTTGTAGCTTGTCCTATCATTTCACTTATCATAATTCCTAAATCACTCATTTCTTATCCCACCCTTCTGGAAACAGTTGATCTAATTTATCTACTTTTTTATTTTTCTCTTTTTTAGCTTTTTTACTTTTTTTAGTTTTATCACTTTTTTTAACTTTTTCTTTGTTTTCAAATTCTGCTTTATCCATTACATTTTCAAAAGCTAACTCAACATTACAATAATGAGTTTCTCCCTCAAAAATATGAGTATCTGATTTAACTAAAAAATCTCCAACAAGTCCAGTATGAGGCTCTTGTATTCCTATATTGTATCCAGCTTGAATTAATACATTTCCTAAGCAATGTAATCTCGAACTTTTTTCAACACTTTTTAGCATATCCTTAGCATTCGTTATATTATCTACATCTTTTTCATATTGCATAACTTGTTGAAAAAGTCCAAATTTCTTTTTATCTTCTGCATTCTCTACTTTATTAAGTATTTGTTGCTTCTCATTTTCTACTTTATAGATAACTATTTGATTTATCATATTCTCTATGCTTTCTTCATAAGAGGATGTAGAAATGTTATCAGCACTTGTTAAAAGAACATCAGCATGTGTTCCTTGCTCAACTATATCTATTGCTTTATCATTACTTACAATAGAATAAATCTTTTTATTTTTTCTATGTTGAATAGTGTAAGCATTTAATATTATTTCATATCCACTTCTATCAATAGTTGGATATGTACAAGTAACTTCATCTTGTGGTATTTTACCTACTTTTAAATTAAGTTCCCCACATATTTCTTTTATAATTTCAGAAGGCTTTTTCCTAAAGAAGTTTTTAACAAAGTTATTTTTATTTAAGTAAATAGAATTGTCATAAGCATAGAATGTTTTAACATCAGTATCTCCTTTTCTTGAATGAAAAAATACTTTTCCAACAAATAACTTTTCATCATCATAAGAAAATTCAATTTCATCTCCTATTTCAGTTATGATATCTCCCAGATACTCAACTTCTAACTTTCTAGCAGTTCCGTGAATTGCACCACTCCAAATTACTTGAATAAAAATATTTTTATATTCTTTTCCATTAACATATATTTTAACTCTTTCCATAAAATCACCTTTGCAATAAGCCTCTTGCTACATCTAGCAAAGTTTTATTTTTAGTAACTTCTATTAAACTTATTTCTACATCAATATCTCCAGTTCTTTCAACTATAGAAAAATTTAAACTTTGGATATAGCATTTAAAAAATATGTTGAATTCAGGAACAATTAAGGTTAAAGGTTCTTTATCATTTTTTAATTTAGTCAATGTTTCAACACAATTTGCAGGAGTTGTAGATAAAAGAAAACTAAAAAAAGGAGATTTAATATTTGGAAAAAAGGTAGAAAAACTAATTTTTTCAGCTTTTCTATTTCCAACTAAAGTCTTTTCTCCTACATCAATTATTTTAAAAATCTGTGTGTCTTGCTCACTCTCTATCTTTAAATCCAAAGGTGGAACCACAAAGAAAAAAGGAGTATTTGTAGAATTTTTCAATAAAATAAATGTTGGTTTCATACTTATCCTCCTTTAATTTGTTATTTGTACATAATTTTTTAATTCTGCCATTATTTTTTGTTTAGACATTTCTGCAGTTTTTTCTAAATCTGCTTCATTTTTTATAGTTACTCCACCCATATTAACATTTACTTGAGGAGAAAAATTAGTAGTTGATGCTATAGGTGCTTTGACGCCTAAATCTGCAAAAGCTTTTTCATATTCAGATATTGGCTTTTTAGGTAAAGGTTTTCCAATTGGTATAGGTTTATTTAAAGACTCGACAGTTTTATTTTGTTGTACAACTTGTTCTTTAGCTAAATCTTGAGGTGATAATTTAGCAAGTCTTCTTCTTTCTTTGAAGTCTTCATCTGTTTCCTTCATTAATTCCTCTAGTCCTTTTCCTGAACCTTTATTCTCTTTTATTTTTTCTTTTAGCATATTTACTTTTATGTACATGATTTTATCGTCGCTATCTGTTTTACTATTTCTTAAATCTATAGTTTCTAAATCTTTTTCAGCTTGTGCATTAGCTTCATCCCAAGTATAACCTTTTTTTTGATATTCTTTTCTTAACTCCCATTTATTCTTTATTCTTCCTGCTTTATCTCCTATCCAATTTCCAACAGACCTACCAGCTTTATATGCTGCATAACCACCTATTACGTATTTTCCAGCACCAGGAAAAATGTTCTCTGCCATAGCTGCTACTTTTAATGCAGCAAATCCTTTAATAGCCTCAGCTGTAAGAGAGAATATTCTATTAAAATAAGTTTCAACATTCTGAGTATCAAAAGTTCCTTTAGAATTTAATTCAGCCATTTTAGAAGTAAACTTATTTATGAAGTCAGTTGCAGTTGGTGCTAAACCCTCTCCAATCGAAATCTTTAAGTCATCAACAGCACTTCTAAATTGAGCTAGTTTATTTTTTGTTGTATTTTCCATTTCACTAGCCATTTTATCAGTTGCACCTGTTGCATTTTTTATAGCATTCTCAGCTTTTTCTATCCCTTCTTTTGAAGTTCCTAATAAACTATTCATTACTTTTAAACCTTCAGAACCTGCTATTGTAGTTAAAAATAAATTTCTTTGTTCATCATTCATTTGAGCAAGTTTAGGCTTTAATTCTTCTAAAATTTTTCTTAATCCTTTAAACTTACCATTGTTATCATAAAGAGTTACCCCAGCTTTTTTCAAAGCTTTATCCATATCAGGAGTTGTTTTTGAAAGTCTTGCATAAATTGATGCTAAGTTTCTTCCTGCTATAGAACCTTTAAGCCCACTGTCTGCCAACAATCCTAGAATAATATTTGTTTCTTCTAAGCTTTCAAAATTTCTTGAAGTTGATGCAACATACTTATAAGCTTCTCCTAGCTGTGCAATACTTGTATTAGTATTATTAGCTGTTGCGGCCATAACATCCATAAATCTATCAGCATCTTGCAATGATAATCCAAAAGCACTTATATTATCAGTAAGAAGGTCTGATGTACTAGCTAAATCTTCTCCAGATGCAATAGATAGCTTTAAAAGTTTTGGTGTCATTTCTAGTACTTCATTAGTTTTCATACCAGCCATGGCTTGGTACATTTGGGCTTGTGCTACTTCCTGGGCAGTAAATTTTGTACTTCTTCCTAATTCTCTCGTTTGAGTCATTAGCATATTTTCTTCAGCAGCTGTTGCTCCCATAATAGCTTTATTTCTTCTAACTTGGTCTTCTAAATCTGCAAATGCAGTTAAAGAACTTCCAGCTATAGCACCTAATCCAGCTAAACCTCCTATAACAACAGCACCAAATTTATTAACACCGTTATTAACTTTTTCCCAGTTCATAGATTTGGCTTTCTGATAAAGCCCAGCAAGTCCTTTTTCTGCTTTATTTACAACTGCTGTAAATTTATCTTTAAGTTCCAATCTAGCACTTAGTACATGTTCCAAATTTTCACCTCCAAATAAAAAAGAGCAGTTTTAAACTGCTCTTAATTTAATTATTTTATTTTTAGTTCTTATTCTATTTCTTTTATTGTAACTCCTTCTAGCAAGTATCTTGCAATAGCTATTATTGAATAGACAAAGGGAAATACGTATCCTACAAACATAATTATCTCAATTATAAACATATCTCCTAAAAATACCCCCAATGTAGCCCCTGCTATAAATGAAAAAACTAATACAGATACTATTGAAACTAACATACATTGCCCTGCTAATAATAAACAATCAAAAAACTTGTAATCAAACTCAAACTTATACTTTTTCATAACTCTCTCCTCCTAAAATGAATTTAATATGCTATATTATATCATTTTTCTTTTAAAAGATACATATAGAATAAATCTTTTTCTGAGAGTTTTCTAAGTTCTTCTAATTTATGTCCTCTATTTAAGTAATGAGCGACTGTACTTAATTTCCAGTCGCTCTCTATTAGTTTTTTGTTTCTTCAACAATACTAACTAAATCTTTTTCTCCATATCCAGAAACTACTAAGATTAAATCTGCTAGTCTATAAATAGTTGGGTCTTTTAAAACTTTGCTCACAACAGAAACAGGATTACTCTTACAACCTAGCTTTTCTATTAGCTCATCATCTCTAAAAATAGAACAAGAATTATAGATTACTTCTAGATCTTTATCCTTTTCTTTTGATAGAATTAGATCTAAATAATCTTCTTTATTTAGAAGTTCACATTCTAAATCTCCATCTAATTCTTTTATATAGATTTTTACTTTTTCTCTTTTATCACTATTTATTTTTTTACTATTTTCAAGTAGCATTTCAGCTGTAACTAACATCTAAGCCTCCTATTTTATATCATTTTCATAAGCTAAATCTTCTGGTGTAAATCCGAATGGATATTCTTCTTCCACAACTTCCCCTTTAGCAATATTGATTAAATCTATTGAATTAAACCAAACATTATCAAGAGAAATTCTTTCTTCTTGTTTTCTAGGTGTATCAGGATCAGATAGGTTTGTTACTATTCTAACTCTAACATCTCTCCCTTTTACTAATTTTTCAAGTATCTTTTTACCTCTTGAGTATACTTTTTCGAGAGTAACACTACCTTCACCTTTTAGAGCCACTATCTTACTATCCACAGATAAACCTAGTTGTACATCTTTTCTATCTGCTGTTACTTTTGCATTTACTTTTGTAAACTCTGCTATTTTTTCATTATCTATCCAAAGAGTACCGTGAGCACCAGCAATGGTATGGTAGCCTCTTATATTTGTATCTGCCATTTTTACCTCCTATCACATCTTTATAACTAAGCTAAGATTTGCCATAGTATCTGCAAATCTAACATCACCAGTTAAAAATACATCATCTCCAGAAGGATATTTTAAGATTTCCATTTCTGTCATTTCTTCTGGATCTTTTCCATCTAAAACAATTAATCTCTTTTGTGCTTCTAAGTCTATTTCAATTTTATTGTCATAGTCTCCACTTAATACATTTGGAGCCATTTCTTTAAAATAAACCTTAGTAACATTAGAGCAGAAATTCATTTTGTTATTGTAGTCATTTATGTAAATTCCTAACCAATAATTTTTAAATGTATCTCTTATATCATCAGTTATAAAGCACATCCCCTCAACTATTTTGATTTTTCTTGTGTCTTTCTTCCAAGTGCTATCAAAAGTAGTTTTTGAGTTAACACCATAATTAACCCTAACTTTTTCATCATCATTGTATAGAGAGAATTTACCAAGTTTAGGCTCAAAGTAATCTACTTCTTTTAAATCACTCATTACAAAGTTATCTGCAGAACGATTAATAGGCATTCCAGCTATAAGCCCAGCTATTGCAGATGTATATTCTTGAGCTGTAAAATCTCCATAAATAGATTTATAAGTTCCAGTATTTCCTACCTCCACTATTGCAACATGGTCTGTATTATTAGCAAAGCTTGACACATACTTAACAGTCTTTCCTATTGCTCCATCATTTCCAAATACTTGCTTAGTCCAAGTTACAAGTTTTTGATCATCTGCTTGTTCTGCTCCAGGATACGCTAGCCAATGCATTTTTCTTTCTTTAAATTCACCTAGAACATCATCTATATTTTCTCCTGTTTGCAATACTCTAATTAATATTTTCTTAGCCCCATAGTGCATTGCTAATTTAATGTACTTGGCATTTTTAACATCCCATTCTTTCTCTTTTAAATCTGCTATAGTTTTTAGAGTATTCCATTTTGTAGTTTTCTTAGTATCTTTTAATATTAAGCAAACTATGCCTCTTTCACTTCTTTGTATAGCAGTTGTTGCAAGAGTTCTAAACTCTATATTAATGTTTGGACTTGCTTTTATTTGTCCCACTTCATTTCCCATTAATTGCTACCTCCTTCTTTAAATCTTAATTTTAAGTCTTGCATTAACTCATAATCATAAGGTTTTCCGTATAAGTCATATAAACTCAATGTAAATACATAATGCCCAACTCTATCTACAATGTTTATATCTGTATTTCTTAAAGTTAGATATCTATCCAGTACATGTAAAACCTTTTTCCCTTCTGTTTCAAATGCATCATCTAAGTTTTCTAAATTCTCTAATATCTCAGCATTAGTTAGCTTTCCATTAGTTTTTGGATAATAAATAATATCAACATCTATTGTCTTTAATTCTCTATATTCAGAGTTAAATTCTTTTTTATAGCTAACTAAGTCAATATAAAAACAAGGTTTTTTGACATTATCTATATCCTCACTGTATGGGTTTATTTTTAATTTTTCAGAAATAATCTCATTTAATGCATTTCTTATATCTATCCATTTCATTTTTTTATCAATCCTCCATAAAAATTTTTTAAATCTTTATAGAATTTTGTTTGCCTTATATTTAATGCTTTTCTAAGCATAAATTTACCTTTTACGAATTTTGTTTTATTCCTTCCAACTCTATGACCATACTCAACATGATTAGCATAATTAGTCATATTAAATACTATTTGAGAAAACGTATTTCCAGTTAATCTTTTTCCATTTTCTCTTTGCCAAGCATTTTTTAAAGTTCCAGTGTCAACAGGTGTTAATTCTTTAGCATCTTTTTTCAAATCCTCAGCTTGTAACATCAAAAATTTTTTAGTGGTTTCTGGAGCTTTTTCTTTTATTTCTATAAGAATCTTATCGAACTCTTTAAATCCTTTAAGCTCCATAATCTACCTCATTTTCAGATACTTCTGTCAAGGCTATTTCCTTGTGTTTTATGATGTTGTAAGCCAAAGGTTTTGATGCCTTGAACATATAAACAGCTCCATCAGCCTTCCTTATAACTTTAAGTAAGTCATTTTGTTTTATATCTACATTCAAACCTACAAAGAGTTTATATTCTTGAGCACTACTATTAATCATTCCTGGAGTTACACTTTTTAACCATTTCTGTGAAAGTCTACAAGGGATATCTTTTAATATTTCTCTTAATTCTTCAAAAGCTCCTCCGTATTCATCTACAACTACAACAGATCTAATAACTGTAACTTTATCAGTATGCAACTTATCTAAAATACTCATACTGTACCAACCTTTCTAAATCTAAATAATTGACTCTTTAAAGATAAGAACATTTCATCAGTTGTATTATTAGATGTGTTGTATTCTATAGTTGTATCTCCTTCAGTTACTTTAGAAATATTGCCTTGTAAGTTTGTTTCTTCAATAGTTTTTAATGCCAAATGCTCCGCAACTGGTTCTATTAATTCTTCTGGAAAATCATCTCTATTCATAAAATTTAAAGCTTTTCTAACTAAAACTGTTACTCGAATTTTTAAAATAGCCTCGTTGCTAATAGTTGTTAATTCTTTCACTTTTTCAATTATTTTGTTGTAAATTTCTTCCATGTCTAACCTCCTAATATGAAAAAAGCAGGAGTTTTATTCTCCTGCCTCAGTCACAAGGTTATTATTTCTTAAAAGTTCTATTTCATTTTCATCAGATGTAGAGTAAACTCCATCTTTGAATTGAATAGAAGTTCCCACTATAATTAAGTTTTTATAGCTAGATTCAAAAGTTATTTCTTTTGCTATTTCAGTAGTAGCTATTTCTTCCACTACTCCATTTTCTTTTTTAGTATCTTTTGCCATTACTACCTCCTAAGATATTTTTACATTTTTAACATGCACTTGGAATGGTAATTTAGTTATTTGATGTGCATATTCTCCATGTAAGAAATAATTATCAGATAAATTAGTTTTAGCTCCTACTTCTTCTTTTATTGGATATAATTGCTTTAAACTAACTTCATTTAAATTAATTAATAAGAATTCGTTAGCAGCTAAAGATGGAGCAGGGAACACAGATACGACTCCTGCATTTGTAACTATTTCTGTAATTACAGTTCCTGTTACTTTTTCTTTTACATCTGCTCTAACTATATCTTTATTCAATTTATTAATTTGAATAGCTATATCCCAAGGTACACATACAAAGTATTTACCAGCTTTTAAATCTGCTGCTCCTGGATTTCCTTTATTAACTATTGCTTTTACTGCTGTTGTCAATAAATCAACTGAGAAAGGTTGATTTCCAGCATCTAAAACTATTCCATGTTCTTTAATTAAAGATTTAATACCACCAGAAATTCTTAATTTACCATTTACATACTTAACTCCATTCAACAGTTTGTTTTCCATAATTCCTAACATCTCATCTTTTTTCTTTTGAGATTCTAATTCTCTTACAGAAAGGCCACTTTGTCCTTGTGGGTTTAAATGTTTAGCAGTTTCAGTTACTTCATATTCTTCATATATGATTCCTGTGTTATTTATGATGTGAACAGGTAATCTAACAGAAGACTTTTTAAGTTCTCCACCTTCTTCCATCTCGATACCTAAACTTTGAACTATTGTATTTGCTGCTATATTTCCAGCAGTAGAAGTTGTTCCTGCATAGCCTCTTGTAACATCTGCTTTATTATCTGTTTTTACTTTTGTTATTTTTACAATTTCATCTCCAATTGATAACAAAGCATCTTGAACTAAAATATCTTCATCTACCACTTGAATTTCAGTTACTCCAGCATTCAATGCAACTTTTAAACTAGATGTTGTTTTTCTCTCATAGTGATCTATCCATTCTATTGTTGTAGATGTTGTTTCACTTACTCTTCCACCTCTTAAAACATGAGATATGATAGGTGAATTATTAGGATTTACTAATTGTAATTCATCTAAAATATCATTTGATATCGCTTGATTTGTTGAGTTTAATTGTTTGTCTATTTTTCCTGTCATTATTCATTACCTCCTGAGTTTTCTAATTCTTGTTTTGCTCTTACATAATTAGCTCTGTCTATATCAGAACCACTTTCAAAAGCTTTTTTTCTTAAATCTTCTAATTGAACCTTTTTATCAGCTCCGCCATTACTACCACCATTCATCGCCCCTGGTACTCCACTAGCTCCAAGAGATTTTACATATTCTCCCATTGTTTCTGCAAAACCTTTAACAGATGCTTCTATTTCTTCTTCATTAGCTCCAGAAATTCTATCTAAAAATTTATCTGGCATTTTATACTTTGTTAATGTAGCTCTTTTTATTTCATCTGTCTTTATTTTGGAAAGTTCAGCATTCTTTGCATCTAAATCTTTTTGAATCTTTTCAAGTTCTTTTTTATGCTTTTCTTCTGCAGTAAGATTAGCATTTTTGATTCTTTCTTCATAATCTTCAATAGATTCATTATGCTGTCTTTCAAGTTCTTTTTTAGCTTTTTCAAATTTTTCATTTTCTCTTTTAAGTCTAGTTTCTATCATTTTATCGACTTCTTCTTGAGTAAATGTTTTTACTTCTCCTGGTTCTGCGAATAGTTGAATATTAAGTTTAAATTTTTTCATCTTATCCTCCTGTTTTAAGTCCTGTTTGACTATGTCATATCCAGGTGTTTTATGTCCTCCAGTACGACAAAGTAAAAAAGTATTTATTTTTTTACTTTAAGTTCTTTTAATAATTTATTCAGTTTAAGATGTTCTATATAGGATATTATTCCAATAACAATAAAAGATATTACTAATAATCCAAAATAAATTATTAAAGGTAATAAAATAATAATCCATCTATAGTTTGTCCAACCGAATATTTTACCTAGTATTAATCCTGCTTGAATAATTGTTAATAAATGTTTCAATATACCTCCTTTCTTTGCAATTAAAAAGAGGAGCTTTTACACTCCTCTTAAAGTCCTGTTTAAATCTCTATTAAATGTTTATATTCCTCTCCAACTAATTTTTGGATTGTAATTCCAAGTCCATATTTTATATCTCTCATTTCATCGTTTTTTAAAAACTCCACAAATAGCTCTTTAGATTCTCTTGAAAGTTCTTTAGCTCTTTTAATTTTTTCAGGTGTTGCATCTTTAAATATTTCAATCGAGCCATAAGCAGTAACATCCACTATGTGTGGATATTTTGTATTCTTATAAAAGTCTATTTTTTTTGTGTGTAAGTTTTTTAAGTTCAAACAAAAATTAAAATAACTCTCGAAACTATACCAAATGTAACTCCAGATATATTTTTCATAGTCTTCTATTTCAACAGAAAGTCCATACTTTTTTATTAAATTCCCTAAACTCTTTTGTGTTTTAATACTTTCAATAATTAAAAATTCTTTTGCTCTTTTTCGTAAAAAGATAGAGAAATCATCTATTGATTTAGAAGAACTTATTTCTAAATCACAAATAACTCCCCCCATTTCAAAAAGATAACTACAAAAATCATCTTGAAATATATTCCATTTAAAAATATTTTCCATAAAACACTCCTATTTTTTAACGATTAATGCCCCTCTATTTAAAATAACAACATAATCATGCCCTTTTTGGAAACTATCTACATCAATAGCATCATATCCCTTCAAAGCGGCAAAATTTCCAACATCTCCTATAAAATCATCGAAAATAGTCATATTTTCTACCTTTTTTGTGTTAACCCCACTATTTGCCCATTCCTCAATTATATCCTTATAAGAGACTATTTTAGCATTTGGAGATAATATCATTTCCAGTAACTCTCCTCCCCCATCGCCATATGCATCATATGCATAAAACTCAGCCGTTTCTTTTGTAAAAGTAGAATATATTCCACGTCCATAAATTGTCCGACCGTCTCCGTATTTTAGGGCACCGTATTTAAATTCCTGATTTAGCTGTTTAGCAGTTATATTTTCTGTATCAGCAACACCACGATATAAAACTTTATGGGATTTACTTAATTTTTCAAACTCCTCAGGAGATACAACTTTAGGTAAAGCATTATTCTTTAAAGCTTCATCAATGTGCTCTCTTATAGCTATAGTAGTCCATGGAACATCATTGTTTTCAAACTCTTTAGTTAACTCTTTAGCTCTTCTAATCGTTCCGCCATAAGATAAAATCTGTTTATCTTCTGTGGCTTCTATAGCTTCATTTTCTTTTATTGTATCACTATTTTTTTGAATTTCAATTTCTGTTTTAGCTAAACTTTCATAATCAATAATCGGGATAGTTGTACTTCTACATCTTGGATGCATTGGTGGATAATTTAATCCAACAGCTATATTTTTTATTTCAAAAATATTTCCATGAAGTTCAGAGCATATTTGACTTGTTCTATTGTCTAATGTAGCACTGAACTCGTATTTTTCTATCCCTGCTTCCTTATATCCATCTAAGGTTGCTTGATTTAAAACGTAATTAACTTCAGTTCTTAGAAGTCTTTCAACATCATTCTTTTTAGCTGTCTCAAATCTTTCAGAAACTCTTTTAGTCATAGTTTTAAGATTAATCCCTTGTATCATTCCATTAACTATTTCTTGCTTTACTGTTTCAGCTAGTTTATCAGTATTGCTCCAAAGTCTCTGAGAAAAATTAGCCCCACTCCAAGGCTTATCCAGAACTGTTTTTATTTTATCTCTACTAACAACAGGATTAATACCTAAGTCTTTAGTTACTTCTATAAACGTATCTCTATAAACAGAATTTAAAGCATTTTTTCCTGTTTCTTCAACTCCAAAAATCAACTTAGTAAGTTCCATATCAATTTGAGTTTTAAGACTATCCAAATGACTGATACGACTTTTAGCAGATAACGTTTCAATTTCTAAATATAATTTCTGTGCATCTAAAGGTGAATTTTTTAAAAGATTCTTATATTCTTTCATATAGTCATGTAAATCTTTTTTCCAAACCTTATAATCATCACCTTTCAAAAGTTTTAAAGCTTCATTATAATTTAGAATATTATCATTCATATAAGTTGTAGTTATTCTAGAAATCTCTTTATTTATATCCTGCTTGGCTTTTTCAAGTGCAATCTTATACTCTTTTTCAATATCCTGTATTGTAGTAAATGCCTTAGCTTCTCTTTTAATTTGTCTTTCTTCCCAATATGCTCTATTCTTTGCCATCAGCACCAACTCCAAATGGAGTATTCATATCCTTCATTGCATTAATATCTTCTTCAGCTTTTATTTTTTCTAACTCTCCTTTTGCATCTTCTATGAAAGGCAATGTAGATAAAATAGTTTCATGTGATACTATTCCTTGTAACTTTTGAGCTGTATCTGCGGCTTCAACTAAGTTCTTTGGAACATTTCTAGTAAAGACTTTTTGAATATCAGTAGATTTTATTTTTAAGCTATGAAAATCTATCATAAGTTGTAATCTTTGATTAATCGCCTTTTTAAAATACATTTCCTTTTGTGCTGCTAATTGTTCTAGTGCTAATAACTTATATCCAAGTGCAACCCCTGAACTATTTCCAGAAAACTCTTTGTCTTGCATGTCTGGTATCATAGAAAACTTATGAATGTCTTGGTTCAATCTATTTTTATTGTTTTGAGCATAGTTATCATTAACTTGTTTAACAAGCCATTTAGCATCACCTTGCTCATTAATAAGCATAACTTTATTTTTATTCATTCTTTCTAGTTCTTCATCAGTAGTTCCACCCATATTAACCAAAACTAAGTATGCATCTGTAAAATCTTTCATATCATCAATAGCAGTTGAAGTAGCTTCGTTATAACCATCTATCAAAGAAATTACATTTTTAAAATCTCCATTACCCCTTTTATTGTTTAAGAACTCAATAATTGGGACTTGGTTAAATCCGTGTGGTTTAGTTTTTCCTTTTACCGACGGAACTTCTTTTTTATCACTATCTGATAAAAATTCATAAGTGGTAACACTAGTACTATCATAAACTTCCAATGTATAAACCCATTTATCCTCTTTATTTTTAGTTTTATCCCATCTAACAGCAGCAATTATTTCTTTTTTTACTGTATTATCTCTCAAAATAAAACAATCACGAGGATCTACAACTACATTTCCAATAGTATTATCCACATTTTTATACCACAACTCATAAGATTTACCAAAAATGCTACAATTTTGAGAATGTTCAAAGTTTTCTTGTTGCTCCTCTTCTGTTGCTAAGTATTCAGATAACTTTTCAAAATCTTTTTTTAACTTATCATCTTGTAAAGCATAAGCAATGGGTTTTCCTAAGAAATAAGCTGTTGCAATAGTTGTAATATATTCAGGATAATTATTAATTAACTTAGTATCTTTTTTCTTATCACTTCTATCTTTCTTATTTAAAATATTATGTTTTCCACTATAATAATCTTCCATTTTTTGTAATTCTGGCAATTCATTTTTTATAAAAGCTTCCAGGGCTTCTTTTAAATCTTGTACAGTCATTAATCCTCCTCTCTTATCTTATTCCTAAAACATTTCTATCTATTGTTCTTACAGAATTATTTCTCATATAATCCTCAAGTGCATATCTCATAGCATCCATTAAATGATTGAAGTCATCTATGGGTTTGTTTACTGCTTTTCCAAATTTATCCTTTTCCCATGCATAGTTAGAAATCTCTGTTAAGAAATTCACACACCTTGGATGGATAAAAATTTTAAAGTCTTGAACAAACTGTATTCCTGCATTAATACTATCTTTTCCTTTTTTAGATGCTTTTATTCTATAAAGTCCTAAACCTTTTAAATGGTCTATACTTTTTGGCTCAGCACTATCCGCAACTATAATTTCTTTTTTAAAACCTAATTTTTCTATATTATTGTAAATAGCTGTATTCTGCATTCCCTTTTGATATATTTCATCAAAAACATAAATTTCTTTTTGCTCCTGGTCTAATATTCCACAAAAAAAAGCAGCAGGGTCATTAGTATATCCGAAATCTAGCCCAAATACTGCTTTTGCTTTTTGTCTCTTATTTAAAATTTCTCTCCAATCAAATTCTAACTCTTGCCAATTTTCATAAACAAGTCCATCCACTATACCCCAGTTTCCAAGTCCAGCAACTTGATACCTACGTGGGTTATTTTTTTTCATATCTTCAAATAATTTCTTATCAGCATCATCTAACCACTCATTACATTGATAATTAGTTGTAAGTGCTAATATATTATCATCAACTTTATCAAAAAATCTACCTTTAAGCCAATGTCTTTCATTCCAAGGGTTGAACGATATTATAATTTGTTTAAATAATGGTTCTTCTACAACCCCTCTAATACTTTCATCTAACATATTAAAAGCTGTTTCATCTGTTAATTCATATGCTTCTTCGCATTTTGTTACAAGTACATCGTTTCCATGTACTTTCTATATATTTCTATATAGAGCAGACTATATCTTCACTTTTTAAGTGCCTCCCGTTTCGAGCTCACTTGAGCCCTACTCTACTTACTAAAAAAAGACCTACAATTAGTAAGTCTTTTCCTGCTTTCGATAGTCGTTGAACGTTCTATTTGACATTTTTATAACTTTTGTTTCTAACTATTAATCCTATAACTCTATTAGTGACATTAAATTGCTTAGCAAGTGATACAGTATTAAAATCTTTACTGTATTTTTTATACACTTTTCTAATATATTTAATATCATCATCTGTTAACTTAGAATTGCTGTTATCGGAACCTTTTTGAGATGTTTTTAATCTCATTTTATAAGCATGTTCCATTTGATAATCTCTATCACACCATTCCAAATTTTCTACTTTGTTATTTTCTTTATTCCCATCTTTATGATTAACTGTTTCAAATTTATTAGGATTTGGTATAAAAGCTTTAGCAACTAATCTATGTACTCTGCAAGTAATATCTTTACCTTGATACATCAATCTCACTTTTAAATAGCCGTCTTTTGTATGATTTAATGTTCTTATTTTTTCTTTTCTTTTTGAACTACCACACCATCCTCCAAGACTTTTAATTCTTCCTAAGTTGCTAACTTGGTAAAAACCTTCAAATCCTTCAATATCTTTCCATATTTCTTTGTCCATTATAGTATCACTTCCTTTTTATTTCATAAGTATATGATACTATAACCATTTAATTTTGTCAAATAGCTTCGCTGCTGATTGCCCTCGACTTTACGTTAGGGTGTTCCAGCAATTAAAGAGGTTTTGATTAACGTGCTGAACCGATATGTTAATCCAGCACCAACACAAACTCCCAACTGAAACTGAAATTGATGTAATCTTTAATGGATCATCAAAACCTCTAAATAAAATCTTTTGTCCTGTTGGTTTATAGGTTATTTCTAAAGGACTTTCTTTAAACTCCCAGTAATCTTGAACCTGAAATCTGTTTATTGCCCATCTTAAATCTGAATAGCAACTATCTTTCAATGTTCTAAATACTTTTCTTACAACAAGAGTATTAGCATTTTTATATTTCATCATGTTATAGATTATCCATAGAGCAGTTGTTTTGCTCTTTTTTGATGCTCTTGATCCTTTAACTACTTTATACCTACCCTTGAAGTTCCAAAATGATTTATAACCTTTTCCTACAATTTGAGGTAAACTTATTTTAATAAATTTACTCATCTAAATCATCTTCTCCAACAATCATAACAGGTAAAGTTCCTTCAATTTTAGTTTTATCTGTAAATAAAGCATGTCTTTTCCCTAAGAGTTCTGCGGCTTTTATTCTTTCTTTAGCAGATACTTGTTTTTTCATAACCCTAGCAGAAGAAACACCATCTCCTTCACCCTCAACTACTACAACTTCTTCCTGTATTTCCCCTCTCATTGTAAGACTTAAAAATTCTTCTATTTCACTTGCTTTGGCTATATTTTCTGCTCTCGACTGTTCTATTAATTTATCAATCGCATCTTTCACCTCAACATTTTTCAACAATCTTTGCCCTATACTGTATGCTGTTTTCTCACTGTACCCAGCTTTTTTGGCAGCTTCAGTAGCATTTCTTGTTTCCCAATAAAATCCTATAAAGCTCTTTTGTCTTGCATTTAATTTCAATGCTACTTCACCTCCAATGAATATTTAATATTATGTTTGGCGGAGAGTATAGGACTCGAACCTATATGCCTATTAAGACAACTGCTTAGCAAGCAGTCCATTTACCATTAATGTAACTCTCCAATAAAAAAACTCTCGTAGAGGACGTATCCTATTCATTTAAGAATCACGAGAGTATTGATATCATATGGCAGATGCTTTTTTTTAAGTATAGCATCAATAACTACTAACGATACACTAAAAATTAAGGAAGATTCTATGAATGAATTTCATTTAACCTTTTTACACATTAACATTA